CACGGTTTATTGTGTCGGTTGTCATCAGTCTTCAATCGCATCGGGTTAAAGTCGGTAGCTTACCTCGTTCATAATTTTTCGCCCGTTTAATCCCCCACGATTTTGCGAGTCCAATGTTTGGAAAAATTCTGCAACCAATCTCGACTTTTCTTTTGAACAATGAGCAACACCATCGCCCTTTGATTTGCCACGACAAGAGCACAAGAATCTTGCCGATCTTGGCCTGATAGTCGCCCCCGTCTTTTTTCCATTTAATCATGCTCAGTTTTCCAATAGTACCGCTTTTTTTCGGCTCAATTACACTGTTAGCGGACTCGCGCAGGTAGTTGTCCGGCAGTTCCACGTCTGCGAACGCCGCACAGTCAATGTCGGCAGGCGGTTCGATGCGTTTCCCGCATTTCTGGCAGACGCACACGCCTTTGTCGTCCACGTCCATTATTTCGTCACAGCATTCCGGTGGTTCGGGTTGCTCCGGTGGGTCGTTCCAGTAGTCATTCATGGTATAGTTTCCTCAGTGTTGAGTATGCGATTGCAGCCACTCGCGGAACTTGGGAGTTGCCGAGCCGTGCGAGTCTGTCCATCCCATCGGGTAGCCCATAAAATGCTCTGCGGCCTTCGGCGTAGGAAGATACCCGTGATACAACATCCACAGTGGCCAACTGGCCGAGCCAGGTTCTCCAGCCTTCGAGGTTTTCTGGACGTATCCACTCGATGACACTTGGATTTGCCCCGCATCCATCGGGCTTTCCTTCTCCAGAATCTGCGTTTTTAGTATCGTTGGCATATATCCAGCATCGCTCTCGCTTGTGCGCAAGACCGGCATGGCAAGCCCCCATAATTCCCCACGTCGCATCATACCCCATTTCGGCAAGGTCACAGAGCACCACGGCAAGTCCTCGTCCCACAAGCATTGGAGAGTTTTCAATGAATACGTTCGCGGGACGCACCTCAGAGACAATTCTTGCCATCTCCGACCACAGACCCGAACGGCTTCCGGTGATTCCTTCGGCCTTGTAGTTTGCGGCGCTGATGTCCTGACACGGGAAGCCGCCAGAGACGACATCCACCAGTCCACGCCAAGGCTTGCCGTCGAAGGTTCGCACATCGTCCCAGATTGGGAATGGTTCAAGGCATCCGTCGTCTTGTCGTGCCTTGAGCACGTCTCTTGCGTGTTCGTCGTATTCGACGGCGCACACTGTTTTCCATCCGAGGATTTTACCCGCGAGTATTCCTCCACCGCAGCCCGCGAAAAGTGCCAGCTCATTGAAAGTCCTTTCTTGTTTGGTTTGTTGTAAATTCGACCGTCCGCTAACCACCTGCTGCAGCGAACTCGCGCCGGGCGTCTCTGGTAAATTCGGAGCGTTCATGGGCGCGAGTCGCTGAGCAGGACGTTCGGCGACTCGTCAGGTTCGTTCTCCCAGCCCGGATGCAATCGCGTCATCATCTCATTTACCACGTCCCAGTCCGCCGCCTCAGTGCCGAGACATTCGCGCACCAATTCCGCGTTGGTCATCGCCCGAATGCGGTCGTGGTTGTGCAGCCAGTGGCACAGATTTGCAGCGAGGTCAGCAGGTGGTCGATTACGCCACGTCGCCGAACCAGTCGCTGGAGGCAACAGCGCCCCCGCTTCTGGCTTCGTCAACGTCTCTGATGATTCTGTAGTCATGGTTTCATTCCTTCGGTTTCTGCCGGGGCGCTGTGCCTCAGCTTGTCGTTCTGCCAGTAGCGCACACGCTTCCCCCGAGCTTGCGCGTAGGCGATTTCGCGGCGCGTGCTGCTCCCGAAGTAGCCATCTTCCGAGACGACGAGGATTTCGTCCGCAAGGTCTATTTTCTGATAGTGCAACCGGTCGAGCATCTGCTTCACGGCAGTTGCTTCGTCGCCGTCATTCGTCACAGCTTTTGCGCCGGGAGGATAGTCGGCGTGCCCATAGAGTCCCATCGGTATCACGATGTTTCCCGCGAGCGTTTCAGCCATCATTGCGCGATGATGCAGTTCGGGCCAGCGAGACGAGCCGCACAGGCACACGATAATGGCAGAACCAGTCGCTGCACCCAATGAGTCGGGCGGTTGAGTTTCAGTGGTATTCATACGTCTTGTGCGCCCGCCTCATGGGTGAGCTTGTCGTTATGCTTGAACCATCCGCCCACATACTTTCTCAGGCTGCGGAGGTTGCACTCGGTTGGATTGTGTCCCGGCGTGAGCGCGATGAGTTGCTTTCCACGCTGCACAAGTTTGGATTTCACGCACACAGGCGGGATGCCGTAGTTGAAGCACACCACGTCGCCAGCAGATACTCGGTTGCCGTCGTCATCAAGCATAACAAGTCGCTGCACACAACGGCGCTCCCGCACGTCATTTGGCAATTCGATAGTCATGGTGTCGCGCCGTGTGTGAGCTTGTCGTTAGCCGAATATCGCGCCATGAAAGCATCGAACTTCATTCGGCGCACACCCATCGTGCAGCTACACGGTTCAATTCTCCCCCATTTGCGGCGTCCGCTCTTTATCATGTCGCAGTTTGAGTCGTGGACGCCTCCCCATCGGTCGTGCATTTCCTTGAGGAGAGCAACGGCCTCGGCTAACAAGTCACTGGAGCGAACAGCCGCCCCGCCTTCAGGTTGTTCGATGGTTTCTTGCGTATTCATGTCGTTAGTGATTCGGGGCGGCTGTCGCTCAGCTTGTCGTTAGACCAAAACACCGATTACCTCCTTGCCAGCGAGCGGGTTTGGCTGCGCTGCGTATCGCTCGAACATAGCCTTGCGGTCGGCCTCGCTCGATGTCGGCAGTTCGATTTCTCCGACGTGCGTGGTGTCGTATTCGCCGTCCCAGAAGCGCGCGTCAGTGACGTGCTCACGCAGCCACGGTTCACAGGCCCGCATTGCCCTCGGCAGCATGTGAGTCATCAGCCCGGTTTCTCCGGTGATGATGCCAAGGTCTTCGTAGATGTGCTCCATTTTGGTGTGGAGTCGTCCGGTGGTCAGGTTTCTCAGTCGTTGGATGTTCATAATGGTCTAACAAGGCGCTGCACCGAACTGCCGCCCCGCTCGTCCGTTTCAGAGTCACTGTTCATTCGTTTCCTTTCCGTGCGCTACACCGTGCCGGTCGGCGGCAGTCGCTGAGCTTGGGTCGTTAGGCGGACTGATACGTTCGATGGTCACTTTGCGCGCTCCAGCCTCAAATGCGAAGGCCGCATCCCATCCAGCATCCTCTGAGTTATCTGAGTCCCATTGTTTTTCTGGGTCATCATCAGCCGTTACGCGCCACACGTCCGCCGAACTAGTCGCGGCATTAGATTTGCGTGGGGCGGGGGTCATCTCCTATTCCTCCTATCATCGCGACACAGCCCGCAATAGTCGCCGCTCCCCGGCTGGATGCGTTCTCCGCATTGGATACACGTTTCGCGCTCCTCATCGGCCGCAGCGCGCAGCCATTTATTGTTGGGGAACCCGCGATACCACGGGTGAGCCAGCGAGTGTTTGCGTTTTGATTCGAGTGGGGCGGGGGTCATTGCATTGCAATCCATTTCGACCACAAGTAAAAGTTTATCGCCAGCCCGTTTGTGGCGAGGCAAATGATGATGCCGCAGATTAAATCATCGTCGCTCATGGTCTTTTTGGTTCGCCGCCGTTGACTTCGATCAGCCTGTCCTTGGCTTCCGAGAAAGATCGCAGAAATGAACTTAGTGCTGCGGCAATTGCCCCCGCCTTTTCCTCGTCCCTGGCGACGACTAAGTTTAGTGCAGGAAACCGCCGGCAATACGACAGAAACCTCCAGCTTTGCGCACCTGTAACAAACATTGCGCCGTGCACTTGAGGTCCATACTCCGGTGGAAGATCGCCGTTCAGCAGATATTTTGTGTGAGTATGCACCGCGGGACATTTAATCTCGATTCCGCTGCCGTCGTCTAACAATCCATCCGGGGAACAACCATAAGTTCCATCATCATTCGTGATGAATCCGACGCGCCGCAAACTAAGGCCGGAGACTAGCTCGAAAAAAGGTAAGGCTTCCTCTTCCAAAACCTGGCCTTGGTCCATATCAAACGTGTTGAGTGTCGCTATGGGACCGCCTAACCACCACTCAGCCAGTTTTTTTGCCAGGTATGTGCGCGGCATTTCGCCTTTCCGGATTTCAAACCCGGGAGTGACAAGTTGGTCGAACTCGCTTGCAGTGGGAATGCCAGCACGCAACTGCATCCACTCGACTGATCCCTGCGCAACCTCGTGAATCTTCACCGGCCACCCCGCTCTTTCATCGCCAAAAAATTTTCGATCACCTCAGCCTTTGCCTCCGTGATGTCCTCAAATCGGGTTACGCCGGCTAACTTAAATAGCTTGGCTATGTCGGAATTAGTTTCCTTTGCGCGCCGTTCGATCTCAAAAGCTCGATCAGAGTGGATACGACCCCCCTCCATCTTAGCATCAACTCGCTTGTTGAGAATGCGCAGACATAACCCGGCCTCCATTGCTCCCCGTTGGGCGTATGTATGGCCTGCCATGTCCGCTTGCGATTCGTTGCACCCTGTTGGTCCCCGGCCCGCTCGGACCGTGTAGGGTATGCTCCGGGTATGTCCGCCACGGTGCGTTAAATCCATTGTTACTGTGACCCGGCCGTCCTGAAACGAGTCCTCCCGGAACGCGTACGTGAATCCGTGTCGGAGACAAATCGGGCGGACAATCGCATCTATATCTTCAAAAGTTGCGTAGACAATTCCCTTGTGCATCCCTTCTTTCATGCCCTGGATGACGGGAAGCGCGGCCTGAAGTTCAAGGAATGCCTCAGCAAATTCTTTTTCCGCCTGGCGTTTCTCCTGCCGTTCGGCAAGCTCTAAGATTTTCTCCACAGTTGCAACATTCTCCGCGGTTACCCCGCCCTGGATAACTGCACGGAGCATGTCGGCAGGAGAAAGAGCCGGTGGCGCCGCACTTGATTTTTCAATCTCTAATTTCATGGCATGTTGGTTTGTTCGCACTTTTTGGCATTAGCCCGACATTCTCTCTACCGCACTGTATGCACTCCCCGACCCAGCTAGCCTGCGTCCAGTCTAGCGATTTGTCCGGGTGGCAGAGATTGCACACCCAGATGGACTCTGCGGCGTCATCGACTTTCATTTATTTCCCACTTGCCGCTCTTTTGCTTCGGATTGTTTGCTCATTTCAGATTTAGCGCATGATTTACTGCTCCCAAAAATTCTTGGAGCGAACGCACCATGTAGACCCGGTGCCCAAGTTTTTCCGCATGCACAGCGATTGCCTGTTGCGCGTTGCTTAGTTTTCCGCTCCTGGATTTACACTCGACCATGATCATTTTGCCGCCATCTGCGAGAATGATAAAGTCCGGCTCGCCCTCGGTGCGATGTGTCCTCTCGGCCATTGAACCGTGGAACGCAATCCACCCCTTGCTGCGCACATAATCAAAAATCTGCGCGTGTAGATCGGACTCTACCTCGACGCCATCTTGCGCTGATTCCCGGCGGCGCGAACTGCGCCTATCCTCATAAGCCAAATATTCCGCTTGAGTCATTCTCATTTGCTGATCTCTTCTATCTGCTTCGACAGTTCACAGACCGCGTGCAGCAAATTGTAAATCGCATAGTCAGTGGGTGACATGTCTCCGGGTCGGAATGTGTTTCGTCTATCCAGCGTCCGGAGCCCAATTTCACAAGACAATTGGCACCGATATGCAGACCATTCGCGCTCGGTCTTGGGTTTTTTACTTGGCATTAAACCTCCGAATGAGTTGCTTTGTCCGTGCCGGCACCCGTTCGAGAGAGAAGCCCGCGCGGCGGAATCCCGTAGGACCGAGATTCCACGCTGCCAGGAGTTGTTCCGGGGTAGGGTTGTGCAGCCCCGCGCGGGTTAGGGTAGAGTGTAGCCATTCAAGATAACAAGCGGCCAGGCTGGAAGCAATCCGCGGATCGTCGGCGCAAACGAACGGCACTCGAAGTCCGCTTTGTCCTGCCAACTTACATGCTTGCTCCCAGCCCGCCGCCGAAAATTGATACAGGCCGCGCTCACCACACAGCCCGCGAGCGTTCGGGTCGCCGCCCGACTCAGCAAACGCGAGACGCGAGAGAAAGTTCCCGCCGGGGTTGTTATGCCCTAACCAGCAAACTCCGACCGCTTGCGCAGTCTCGATTTTTGCTGCCCCGGCGGGGAAAATGAGCCCCCCGGGCGGTGGCAATGGAATCCGCGCCGGGGGGTGGGACATTCCATGTCCCATGGGCAGGGTGTGGCCCCGCCTAAAATCCTGTGCGCCCGCAACCCAACAAAGTAGCAGCACTGCGCCCAGCGTCGCAAGCGCCGCCCATGCGATTGCAGAAAGCAACGAGTGCGTTGGTCCCTCGACGTAAAGGGAAGTCGCTTCGTCGAGAATCCTTTGATTCTGGCGCCGCAGAGCGCGCTCGAAGCGCCGGCGCGAAAATTCTAGGACGGAAAACCAGAAGGATGTGCTCATCGTTTTTTTTGGGCGTCACGCTCGTGACACCGCTCGTCGTGTTGGCAATTCAGGCACCTGGAGTCGTTTGACTCCAAGTCGCGTCGGTAGTTTTTGCAAATTCGGAACCACCCGCACCAATCCATTCCAGGGCAAACACACGCCCTCGGCCGGCGCTTGCATGGGATGCGGCCAGCGCTTAGGTAAATCCATGTTGCACTCATTCGAGTGCTCGCCTAATAAACTCCGCGGTGTCCCAGCGCGGCACCTCGCCGAACGGGGTAGGACCTTGCTCGATTGCGACTACCATAGCCTCAGCGGCGAACCTGCTATGTAGGGCGCCGATCAACTCCCCGTCGATGACGACGAGCCACATTCCGTTGTCCGGAATAAGTTTTGCGCTCATGATGTCCAAGCAATTCTGTCACTCGCGTTGTAAGGTGTCAGCCTCATTTCCCCCCCCGTTCGGCTCGTCGTTTTTCCGATCGCGCCCAGGCCTCGATCGCCTCCCGAAGGAATTCCGAAGTCGGAACACGAGGGTTAGCTTCGCGCCAGCGGGCCAAGACTTCTAAGAATGGGCCCGTTCGGACGCTGATGATGTCCGGGACTGGGTCCCCGCTACTGTTTTTCGGCATAAAGTTTCTCCTGCGCCGATGTTCGGCTCGTTAGATGTTTCGGCTATAAACACGCACCCACGCCCGATGAACAAACGTAGGCTTTCCCACTTCGGGCGTTCGGGATTCATTCCAAGCCTCCCACGCTTCGACCGGGGCCGTTGCCGGCGCGTCTAACCACTGCGCCCGCATCGGCGCGGGGAACACGCCGAACACGACGCGTCCCTCAATCTTCTCACAAGCCCGCCATACGGCCGGCTCGTCGTTGAGAGCCACCGCGCCGGCAGCCATGCCGTCGTCGATTTCAGTGATTTCATAGCCGCGCCGGGCGGCATCCTCAATTTGCTCCCGGCTCGGTTGGTGCCGGGAAAACCACATGGCTTTCATTTTTTCCTTTATAGTCCGAGTGCTGCAAATGCGCCGCCAAGATCGGCCAGCCCTTTGCTGGCCTTTTCGTCCCTGTGCACATAGAACCGGGTGGATGAGCAGGAGCGGTGTTCCGCCCCAAATTCAATCCGCCGGCCTTCCGCCGCGTTTCCAAACTCTGCGGCAGTGGCTGGGACATAATCCCCAGCCGTCACCAGCCACACTTTGTAGCTTCGGCCCCGGCCATCGTAACCGGTGCCGTCGAACCCCCGGAAATCCGCCGGGGTGAATTGGAACCCGGCGTCAGATGCCGGGTCCACGCCGGGTGCATAGATAAAAATCTCGCCGCCAGCCCGGTAGGAGTCTCCGAGTGGCTCCACTGACACGGTGCATCCCTTGGCGGTAAAAATTGACCGAATTTCCCCGGAAGACCGGGGAGCCTGCTTGTTTTCTGTAATCATACCCATTGCCTGCGGGCCTTTCACCCGACCCGCTCTGGGGGTTTGCCCTCGCCCCCGGCCAGAGTGCCCGGGGGAAAGGGGAAATTCACGCGACAACCGCATCCCATACATAACCGTCTGGATGCAGGATTTCCACGGTCCGGCCGGTGCGCCGGGCGAGTGAGCGCGCACGATCCCGTAGTGCTCGCGCGAGCACGTCGGCCGTGCGCTGGTCGCCCGACAATCCGCGGGCGGTTTTCTTTGATATTGTTATACTCTTCATGCGCCGACAATCTCACAATCCCGTAAACACGTCAACAAGTTTTCTCAAATATTTTTCTGAGCTCTCGCAACACGTTGCGATTCAACGCGAAAAAGATGAAGATTTTTTCGCGTCCGTCGGCAAACCATCCGGAATTTCCGGAAAGTTGCCCGGCGCTAGCAATGCGCGTGCCCCCGTCAACGGGTATTTTAGCCTACTTTATACCTAAGCGAAAGCCGTTGCAAATCAACCACTTGCCCTGTCGGAGTCTCCCTGACTTTAATTCTGCACTTCAAAATTAAAGGATTAAGTCTCATCCTTTAATTAGCGGCCAGCTTGCAGCTTGCAGCTTGCAAAGCCAAACTGCGCAAACTGCGCAAGCTGGAATCCATCTTGTAAGCGTTCCTTACAAGTTCCTGATTTTCCCCTTGACGTGCCGCCCATGATGGTAGAATATCCCCCCGTCGGTGGCCGGCTGTGATGGGTCGGTATTGCGGTCCAGTTAACTGCCGAGCGAATTTCTCGCTCAACGTGTCCGGAGTGAAAGCCTGGACAACTCTCCCGCAATCGAGTCTATCACCGTTGAGCGGGTCTTTTTTGTGCCTATCAACACCGACCGCGTAGCGCCCGGGAATCGCGTCAGGCGGCCCGCGCGTGAAATGCCTGTCCCGGGGTTTGTCTACCGGGTGAAACTAGCTACGGCTCGAACCGCAGCACTCTACGCTCCGGTCTGCGAGAATAGACCACCGCACCATGAGGTAAACAGACGCGGGATGAGCGGAAAAATGCGAAGCGACCGACCGACCGGGTTAGGGTTGATTGCAGAGAGTCCCCTGTTATCGGGGGACTCTTTTGCTCGCTCACTCCCTCCCAGGTTATGGTCGAAGTATTCTTTCCATGAAGATAAAACCTACCCCCAAAGGGCTAGAACGGTTCCGATACTTCTCGCTTTGTGCCGACTCTAAGCGACTCCCACCATTAGCAATGGACCTAACCGGGTACACAGCCTCCGAATGTTTCCACGCTCATGAGACCTACGGGAAAACCCTACCATGCCGGGAGCCGGAGCTTTTGGCTCGTGCGCTGAACGGTAAAGAGTGGCACGGACTCACCGTGACGATGGTGGCTGAGGATTTAATCGCCGGCCTTTGCTCGGCTGCCGAAATACGCAGCACGTACCCTGTGTGGGTAGTCCGCGATATATTAGGTCGTGCCGGTCAGCTTGCGCATCTTAAGTTGGGTTTTGTCCCGAGGTTCATCCGAGAGGGATAGCTGGTAGGCGCCTTGAAACCCATGCAACCGCGTTTAGGAACAGTGATGTTGAGTCGTATATCGGAGACAGCGGATTAGAGCCTAGCGCCCAGTCCATAATTGCTGGATTCCCTACCCACAGCACGCGGCCGGCTCCTAGCTCTGTTGCGACCATCGCATGCGGGTATTGCACGCCACCGGGTTGGCCGAATCCTCGGGTTGATGTGTAGGACGCCAGGGCAACGGACTGCCCGCCGGTAATGCGAAATGCGCACGGGCAAAGGTAGCGACGGAATCCTGAGGCGATTGGATTTGTGACTGGAATCCACCTCGGATCATTGCTCGCCTGAAAATTAGCGTAGGCGAATGTATCTGGCAGAGTTGATATGTTACCGAACGCGCCGCGGAATACTCCGTGCGTTGGGAATGTGATCTGAGTTCCGATCGGTTGAAAGTCGGCCGCACCAAAGAAGAACTGGTCTCGTGTCCAAAGGAACGAATTCTCCTCGCCGAAAACCTCTATACCGAATTCGGCCAGGTTGATGACGTTTGCGGCCACGGTATCGGCTGCCCAGGACATGTGCATGATAACTCCGCCGCCGGCCCGAACGTAATCCTGTAGCGTCCCGCCTGGCCGCCAGACGAATGGTTCGTTGGCAGTGAAATCAACCCAGCGCACATAGTTAGGTTGTGCTGGGACAGGCAATCCAGTTTGGTTGGTTATTTCCTTAAACCCGAAGTTCCGTCGGAATGCTGTCTGTTGGTCTAATCGCGGGAATGCTTTTGCGTTCAGAACTGGGTCGACCACTAGTTGGGAGAAAGGTCGTAGGAGTGCGTGGCCAAGATAAGAGTTTGTAACGACCTCCAAAGGCGCCAGAGCGTAATTGCCCACCATGTAACGCAAGCCTGCAATCGGGATCGTTTCGCGAGTTTCTTTATCCGCCGACGTGCGAACCGATGTTGAGCCCTTGTATAGTTCGACTGTTGGCATCTCACACGTTGTATGTTACGGAGCGGACGGCCCACTCGCGGCCATGGTCCAACGCGATAAGCGTGACCGGTTGGCCTGACACTTCTACGCCGATATTCTCGGACACGCCGGCCAGGCAATAGATAATGTCGCCCTGGAAATTCGCGGTGAACTCGTGGTACGGTGGGGAAACTTCCTCAATCTGATTTACTGTCCCCGGGACTATAGCTCGACGCAGCGTGCCGGCCTGCGGAATGAGCCCTGTGTCCGGGTCGATTGTTAGGATTGAGAATTGCACGCTGTTGATTGTTTTCCCATCCCAGGTCGAACGCCGGAACCACGGTGGTTTAGCGGCCCAGACTTGAGTTCCGCTGCCGGTAATTGCACCGCCGGCGCCGAACGTTATGGACTCTACTAGGAGCGCGTTATCCTCGACCCCGCGCAAGCGGTATGGTCTTAGGTTCACTGTAGCTACTCCGCCGCCGCCAGAGCCTAGATCAAAACCGCTAGGGCGAGGCGCCGAGAAGTAGCGCTGAAAATCAATCGAGCCAGATTGCGGGCTGGCCCCGGTCAGGAACGTGTTGCTGCCGGTGGATCGGAACCTGTCTCGATTCATGGTATGTAATCGTTTAGCGCTGCCATGATCTGATGCCACCGCCGCATGTCCGCGTTCAGATCAATCCAGTATTGGAGGAAGTCATCGACATCGGAAACCCCGGTTCTGTCCGATGTGCGAAGAGCGTAAATGATTGAGCCTCCGGTCGGATTTGAGACAGCACCAGCGGCAAGGTATGGCGGGTTAATTCTTTGAGTAAGAGAAGGTGATCCAGCTCTGGATGCTGTGCGCGTATGGATTCCCGCGGCTGTATATCGCCATCCGCCGAGGGTAGCCTGATTCCACGCTGATTCCCGGAGCCAGACCGGGAGCGCGATGTTTTGCGTTGCTGTGCCAGAGGGAAATGAGAATACGCCCGATGACGACACGGCCACTTGCTGGCATTGCAGATACTCTCGATTGACTGTGACTACGCGGAATTGTCTCACCTCCGCCTCAGCGGTCCCACCGCCGCCGGACACGAGGTCGAATCCGCTGGGCCGCGGCCCGGAAAAAAACCGCGGGATGTCCACGTCACCGGGCTGTGCATTGGTCCCGGAAAGAAACGTGGTCGCCCCGGTGAACCTATTCCGGTCGCGGTTCATCGCAGTAGGTCGATTGTGTCGCCTACGGAAAGCCTGGAAACAGGCCCGACCTCGAGTACGGTTTCTCCGGTGTCGACGTTTTCAGTCACGCTCTGAATCAAAGCGGACATAGTTTCCCACTCTGCCGGCCCGCCGGTTATCCGGAGCTTCTGTCCAACCCTAAACCGACCGGTCAACTCGCGCTCTATGATGGTTGCGGTGCCGGCGAACTGTAGCACGGACCAGAAATCATACATCGCTTTTGCGAGTCCAACTGGCTGCGGATCGCCATCTGACGTGACTGTGGTCGAAGAATAACCACCAGTGATTAAGTTGGTTGACGTTATTTTTGTTGCAAGTACTCGAGTTTGCGTCGTTAAAAGATTTGTGATCGGGTCTTCCCTAGTTATCAGGACAGTTGCATAACATATTTCCTCTTCGACCGATCCCTGTATTGCGCCCGCCAGCATCCAATCGGCAATCCCGCCGCGCGTAAGGCAATATGGCAGACCAAGAGTTCCAGTCCTGGACTGTGTTGTCCCGACATCGAACTGCACGGCAACAACGTCCTCATGTGTTAGTTCTGGATTAACTTCTATCCACCAATCGATGTCGAAAATATCAACAGGAATAACCTCAATATTTGCTCGCGATACAACGATTGAAGGCCCTCGCAAGTTTATGGTCTGAACATACCCGTTTAAGCTTTCCTCGTTACCATCTAAGGGCCACTTGTCAGTGGATAAGGACAACCTAGGCGAGCCGTTAACTTCAGATACGATCTCGTATCGTAACACCACAACGTCGCGCAAAAGGTGATACTGTGGGTCCAGTTCTACTGATTCGAAATCTTTCCAAGGAACCGTAACGGTATCGCAATGGGAGATGTCCCTGATATTTAACGTCGGCGGGCTTGTCGAATAATCGAACCACTGCGCAGCGCCAGGAACGTAGCGCAATTGATCTCGGATGGCTTCGGAATATGTAACGTCGAGTCGTTCGACAATCTGAGGTTTGACCGCCTCCGGATCGCCGGCTGTTTCGTCAGCCGAAAGAATTTGTCCTTGGGACAGCGGAACTCCTGCGGCAATCGCGTCGTCGAGTAGGTTCCGGATTTGTTCGCCCGCTGTGATATGCGTTCCGGCTGCAATCAGAGGCGGGTCTGCTCGGTCTGAAAGGTTGAAAAGCCATCTCGTGGTAAGCCCAGGAGTAACACCCGGCCACTCTTGCTGAGCCACAACGCGGGTAAGGTACCACCACGGGTCTGAGATTGTGAAAACATGGCTTTCCGTCTCCATGGAGCCAATCTTAGGAATTGAAGTGACGATGCCATAAAACCACTGCACTCCATCCGGACGCATGATGTTAATGGTGTCACCATAAGCCATTATAGGTGGAGACTTCAGGTCGCGTTGAATGCAGTTTAGTTTTACCTCGCCAATAGTTTGCGAGCCTGTCCGTTTCGTGATTTCCTGTATTGTATAGTTCAGCCCGCTACCGACTAGGCGTTTGCCAACACCCGTGAAAGGGATCACCTGGCCGGACATGAGATTTCTGATTTCCCACGGCATTTATCGTCCTGTCGGGTTTGCTATTTGCTCACGAATTTTTTGTAATTCAGCAGCCAACTCTAAATGTTTTGTCTTGAGTGCCATAAGTGCGTCTTTATTGGCATCGCCGGCCGCTGTTTGAGCCTTTACGATTTCATCCCCTATTTTTGCCAACTCTCTTGCTAGAACCTGGCTGGCCAGCCCTAAGGCGCCAACGGCTCGCGATCCGATCGCCGCCAGCCCGCTCCTGTGCGCAATGTCCTCGTCTATGCTGCGTGTCTGGGAACCTATGATTCTCAGTTGCTGTATTGCACCGAACCTAGCAGCGCGGGCTGCGGCAACGCCGGTTCTGCGAAAGTCTTCGGCCTGTTTCTTGGTTGTAACCGTTCCGCCAGTAGCTTCCGAAAGCGCTGACTCTGCGGCAGACAGCTGGGCGCCATAAGTTTTTAGGTCAGCATCCTTTTGGGCGAGGTTGCTCGAAACGGATGGTAGCGCTGTAAAAACTGCTCGGCGCAATGTTTCCGAGCCTCCGCGCAAAAATCCTCTCGGCAATGTTACGTCAAGATTTTCTGGGGTTATGCCCAGGTTGCCAAGGGCCTCCCGCATTGCAGGGTTGCTTGCAATTCCGCGTCGTGCAATATCAATTGCTTCTGGTGAAATTGGATTGTTAGTTAGTAAATCCTTAATTCGCCGAAGGTCGGTCTGAGCAGACGCCAGGTCATTTCGCTGTCCCGTTGCTTGGTTTACCCGCCCCAATGCCTCTTCTGCCGCAGCCTGCAACCCAGGAACCGCCTCAGCCCGAGCGCGTGCGCCTTCGCTGCTGGCTATGATCGCCTCTTGGTGCGCTCGCTCCTGCGCAAGAATGCCCTTTCTTTTTTCTGCGCCCTGATTCCGAATAGCGGCTTCCCGTCCGGCGAAGTCTTTTAAAACCGCTGCCCTGCGCTTTGATCTCTCGACCGGATCGGCAACCCCTCGCGCTTCAGCCAGCGCAACAGTCTGTTCGGCGTTCAACGTTTCAAGTTGCCGTCCGGTTTCTTCTGAGATGTCACCACTTGCAATCTGCTGGCCGATGTCGAATGCCTGTTGTTCTTCAGCAGCAAGACGTTGCCTTTCAGTGAATTGATCGAAAGCTTTTTGCGCAATCCCGATGCGTTCAGCCAGGGTCCGAAACTGAGTTTCGATTGCTGAAGGACGGGACGCGATCTCCTGCAATTCTTCCCACCGCTGCTTTAGCGTGTTGATTTGCTGAAGCGCAAGCTCCCAAACGCTGGAAGCTCCAACCAATGCAGTTGTAAGTTGTGAGAATGTTACCTTAAGCGACGATGCCGAGTTACTCGCCTCCTTTGTCTGATCGGTCAGCTGCTTAAGGTCGGACGTTAGCTTGCGAAGCGATTCGGCCTGGACATCCGTCTTGAATGTGTATTTGACCTCAGGCATAAGCTAACAAAGCTGGCGCCGGGGCGGGGCGAAACTCGCCCCGGGCCAGCCGGGGAATGGAACATGCCGGACCATACCCCTGAAATTGTTTGTGAGTGTTGGCATGTTTGAAACCAGTCTAAGGAATTGAGTTGAATGCCGGCCGTGCCTGCGGAGAGTTTGTTGCAATCATATCATTGTTCCACGGGCTTGAATCATGATAGGCGCGGCCGCTCACAGTCGTGAATCCTGGAACCTCGTCGAAACGCCAATAACCTCGAAGCGAAGTCCCGTAGCGGTGTGGTTGGAGTTGCAATCCGCTAGCAAGCGATTTGATCTCCACGTCGGACAATCGAATGTCCCATATTGCCAGGTCGTAGATCGCGGCTTTAGCATGTGTCCCGCCGCCATCGTAACCCAATATGTCCATTTTTCCGTTATTTGTAATTGCTCCATTGCTTTGCGGTGAACCGAAGCTCGCCTGAACATTCGCACGCGCGCCATCAATCCAGAACATAGTGTTGTTCGTTGTCCCGAATTGATGCGTTACGACACAATGGATTGGAGTATTGCTACGAGCGCATTTAGTTACAGACTTCACTCCATGAAATGTTGCGTTCGGGCTTGCATAGTAAAGCTCCAAGCCTCCGGCAGCATCATCCCGGATTGAAAAATTGCAGATATTTCCGTTCGACCCGCGCCCCTTGTTGATATACTCGCATGAGTTTGCAAGCCCAGCCTCCTTCACAAGCCAAAAAGAAATCGTCAGTTCATTTGTCAGGTTGAGGTTTGTGGATGTGGAGGAAGTATAAACCCTCGAAGACGTACCGTCGCCTCTGACAGCGGCCAAACACGACGAGGCCAACAAGAGAAATGTGAACAGCCTTACCATTGCACCTCGATTCGTTGGGAGCGCGGATCGCGATCGGCGCCGGCCCAATCTTTCAGCGCAGTGAATTCCTCGGGCTGAAGATAAAACACCAGCCGGCCCGACACCTGTGGGTTTTGTTCTAGCCTAGCGTTTGCTAGGAAGTTAGTCGCCGCAACCAAGCTTGGAAATTCATACATCATAAATACCCGCTGAATGCCGGCCGGATCAGCAAAAGATATGGCAGCAATACTGCGCCCAGCAATGGCGCCATTGGTTGCAACCCGAGCGCGGAAAGTGGCAGCAAGGGCATTCGCGATTCCAGGATTGTTGCAAGTCAAGTCAGCCTGTACTCGAGGGACAAGATTTGTCGTCTGTCCTGATGCGCAGAGCACAAACCAGAAGAGTGCTATCGCGTATCGCATTGCAGTTTGAGATCAACCAAGTTCAAGGTTTGCAGTGTCCCATCCACAGTGTTCATCCGCTCAAGCTTAAGCAGCCCGGATTCGCCGGCCGCCATGGTGCAGTTTGTGATCGTGATCGCAGTGAACTGCACTTTGTTCGTCCCCTGATAATTCGCCGGCCAGATAGTGGTGAATTGAGATGTCCCGGCGTCAAACGGACCAACGCGCGCATCGTTAGTTGAAACCTGACTCCCAACCGTATTATGTCGAAGCACCGTTGCTTTCCAGATCGCGTTCGAGGAATTCGGCCCGTTGGTGTAGGACAGCATTGAATAGATTCCGATGCTCAGGGTGTTGGTCACGTAATTCGTCGGCGTGTTGAACTGCCAGCGCGCTTGCAAATCCACCGCGGCTCCGGCGCTATTGGTCCTCGGGAAAAGCAACTCCCATTGTGCATATCCAGCTTCCAGAAGGGCCATGTTCGTTGACGGACGCCAGGCGCTTTGAACTTGGAGCGGAACAGAAAAAACAACTGTCTGATTTGTCTGTGACGATCCACCCGCGGAGCTGCTGAGATGCACGTCAACGTTGCCGCTAGTGTTTGTGGTCCGGATAACCATGTTACTGCCGTAAATGAAATTCAGGTTTGTCACGCTCCCGGAGACAGCAACTCCGTTTGTCCAAATCGACGCCAGCGCATTTGTGGCCTGAGCTGTTACTGGCCACACAGCAAACAATTTCCAGCGACTCTCTGAACTATCATAAACAAGCCTGGCCCACCCTCCGTTGGCGCATGACACGTCGGCGCCGGTCAGCGTCACGATCCTGTTAGCAACCACCGGGTCCACCGTGTTTTGCGCAAACGTGACGGTGTAGCCAGTGTCGTTCTCGACAAGCAACCATTGCCCATCGGTCCCGCCTGCGGTCCCGGAGCCAACGATTCCGCAGATTGAAGCCACTGCCGAAAGCGTACCAGACAACCGGACGTAGTTATTCGATCCGACCGGCACAGCAATATTATTTCCGTTCGCGAGTGTGGAGATATCATAGCGTGGGTTAGCCTCCGCACCGGCGATTGTGAGGTTGCCTGCCGCGGTCAGGTTTGTGGCGAATGCGCGGTCAACGCGCATGTTGGTTGAGTAGCCTCCGTAATTAGTCGAATTGGTGGCAACCAAGGACACCGCTTGGATATGTGCATTGGTCGCAAGCAGCGAATGGAAGGCTCCGTTGGTTGCCGTAAAGTTGATGAACGCAGCGGAGATGTTTGTAATGGTTCCGCCAGTGAATCGGACCGAGTTGTTGGTCAACTCTCCTGAAACATCCAAACGGCCGCCGACAATAACGTCCTGAAATCCTCCAAGCCTGATTTCATTTGTTTTTTGAGTAGTTACAGCAGTTCCAATCGCAATTGAATTCAAATGTGTGGCTTGGGAATCGGTCCCGATAGCGATGCTCTTTAATTCCGAGGCTATGGAATATGCGCCCAAAGCGATTCCACCATTTGCACCAAAACCACCGCCACCAGCAGTGGCAGTGTAACCTATGGCAATACTGTATCCGCCAGTTGATACGCTGGAATTTCCAATCGCCACGGGGAAATAATTTGCCGCAAGCGCATTTCCACCAACCGCCAGCCCTCCAGAAATAGCATTTGTGACATCAGCTCCTAATCCGAATTGTTCCCCGGATGAAGAACTATTGGGCCGAGAAGAAAACGCCGATCCATAGTGAGTGGCGTTTGTAAAAAACGCCTTATCAATTCTAGAGTTAGTGTAATAACCGTTGGTCAAGGCGTGCACGCTACCGTGCAAACCAAAAAGGTTCGTGCCGCGGCTTTTTTCCAGAACTGAATTCGTGATCGTCTTGCTACCGGTAGTCTGCACGTTCGTTAGGCCAAGGAAGTTCGTCAGCGCAACTGAGTCCGGGGCAATCGCGTTGCTTGCCTTATTCAGCCAATACGTCAGCTCGCTTCCAACGTTGGTCTGACCTCCGGCCGGCCATGTCGATGCAGGAATGGTCAGCACAACCTGATTAGTCAAATTGTTGGTCGCAAAAGTAACCGTGCCCCACACTCCGCCAATTGTTACGGCCAATGCTTGGTTTCTATTAGCAGTAAGCTTAACTGAGTTTGTGGAGTTCCAGTAAAGCAATAGCCTGGAAGCTCCGTTGCCGAACGGATAAAGCGCAACGTGGCTGTAGAAATTCGTTGCGCCTTTCGTCATCGAATTCGTTCCGTAAAACAACTGGCTCGGGTTACTGCTGATGATGTTAGTTGCAATGCGTGTATCGCCGTTGACGTTAACGTAATCCGTTCCGTTGGTCGCGATACCGCTAAAGTTTGTAACTGTTATGGTGGCAGTTATGATCGAATCAGCGCCATTGGCGAGTCCGACAAGCGATAGTAAAAGCGCAAGAATCCGTTTCATAGTTCGTTCACAGCCAGGACAAGCTTGTTGTTCGCGTCTCGCTCAAGTACCACGAGCGCTTTGCCACCATCCGCGCTTTGCAAAATATATCCGGCCCCGGCAGGGTTAAGTCCAAGCTTAACGCACTGAGCAAATCCAGCATCAATTTCCTGATCTGTTTTGGTGTAACTTACAGTTGGCAATATCGCTGCTCCGGCTCCGGTTGCTCCTGTTTTGACTATGGTTACCAGACCACTCCCAAGAATAAACCTCCCGCTCGGGCCTGTCCCCTGTATCACCAGCCCCATCGTTTGCTCGTTGTTGGTCGGCGTGTCGCACAATGCCGCCGTCGTCATGTTCGCTTCGGTAAGAGTAAATGCGCCGTGCCAAGGAAGCGCCGTCCCTGAATCGTTGTCCCACTGGTCCAAAGTTAGTGCGGGGTTGAAATCAACCACAGCCAACGTCACCGGGCCGAGCACCGCGGCGGCGGCAGTGTCAATTATTCCATTGGTTGCGTCCCTGATTTCAAGCGACATCGCAGTCAATCCCTCCAACGTAGAAAGCGTGTCGTGATCAAAAACGGCAACTTCAACCCGGACAGCTGACGCGAATGCCATCCGCGGTCTCCCGCCATAAATTTTGTCGATAATCGATGATACGTCGTTGGGGCCGACGCCAACCGGGCGCGTGTTCCGCAGCTCTATGCGTAGGCGATTTATTGCGCTCATGTCGGCTGAAATGGTGGGATTGTCGGGAGACTAAATCTAGTCATCCGCACTCGATAAAGGATCGTGGCCAGGCACCCGATATGTGTGGCTTGCACGCTCTCCAGTTCTGCGCTCTGGGCCGTAATCGTTCCCGCGGCCTGTGCCCCGGAGCCGAACGTGATTGTTGCTGTGCAGTTCATTGGTTGATTTATCACAGCCTCGAAACACATATATTCAGCTTGTGCGGCCGTTGCGAATTGCCGGTGCACAGTGAACGAGATTGCAAGCGATTTGATCCCGCGGTTGAACAGTGTCTGCCAGGCGGCCCGGGTTGGCGAGGCAACCTGAATATGGTTTGCCGCCTCGATAACAAGGTCGCCCCCGGGATCGTCAACCTCGATGCCGGCCGAGATGGTCCGCTGTAACGATGAATCTGTTCCGGATAGATTCCGGATTGTGCCTGTGAGTGTGATTCGCACATTAAGTGGAAGTGAACAACGGCTGCGGTGCGCCTCCAGTGATCTTGGGCTTGTTGTGGAACTGAATTTGCCCGTACCGCCAAGCCGCACTGGAGAAATTCAATCCGCCGGAACCCGGGCCCATGTTGACAAAGGTTAGAGTGCTCAGCTTTTTTGATGTCCCGTAAAACGTGACAACCAAGTCTTTGCTAGTTGTTCCGACAAAATCTCCAGGAACTTTTGCCGTAGTGCCGTCCAACAATAACGCAGTATGGTAATCTTGTTCTTCTAGTAGCGCCGCAGCCTGTGCCACAGGAGTAAATGAGACTATCAGATTCAATCCAGTCAAACTAAGTTCAGATGGGCCCTCAGTGTTAGTCCTCAAATAGTTCCCGGTTTGCAGCTGGAAATCTACGGAAACACCGTCTTCATCTACCTCAAAAGTTACACCGTCATAAGTAACTGTAACAGCGGCCGAAGGAAATTCATTGTCGCCAACTGTTGGTGATGGCGGAGTGTTTGCCGACCAGGCCCCCCAATATTCTGCGTCAGTTATGCTTTTCGATGGATCGCCAAAAACGGTAAATTCCATCGGGCCAGAAAAAAACAAGGAGTTCGCCGAGAGCTTCGCAGAAGGCAATCGCGTGATGCATCCTTTTTGCCAGGTGATTTTTTGTGAACTTGCTTGGTCTGGGTAAGGGCAAATTTGCAACACCTGCCCAAGCGTCGCTCTGCAAAGCTTCCCCATGTCGGCCTGAGTATAGGGCCAATACTTCGGAAGGATCGTTGTTGTTACCCAGCCCGCGGGCGTCATGGAAATCGTAGCGCGCGTTCCGAGATGTCTGGCTCCCATGGTCCCCCAATTGGCCGTTGCTGGAAGAAACACATCGCGCTCGTAACGCACCGAGATGCCGCCAGGGTCAGTGAAAAAGTTAAAGCTGTTAAAGTTGACTACGCCCGGCCCTGCGAATTGTGCGAATTCTGCCATAAGATTTAATCAGTGTTGAAAGATGCTTAATAGGGAACCCCGACGGAAAAATTGGTGCCCTCAAGGCCCCACATTGCATTCCAAGTTGTATTAGTGAATAGCCCAGGGGTTCCAAACCATCCAAGCCTGGCTCCTGAACCGATGTGCCGATTGTTTCGCCAAACCACATTTGTAACTCCAGCGCCAATTAAGATACCGTAATCAGTTGCTTGGTTGTGGGCCAAGATTGTGTTTCCTTCAAAAACCATATTCCCGATTTTAATCATTCCCGCGTCCCACTGATTAGGAGAAACAAGGAATGCTGACCCGAAAGCCGAATCATAGGCGGCATCAATTACGGTATTATTTTTAACGATGATATTTGTTCCGCCGATATTGATAGCGTATGTCGGAACCCCGTACACAGTATTTCCTTCAATGAAGGAATCGTAAATATTGTATAATCCCAGGTTGGCGTCCGTGTCAGGAACTACCCGGATTCCTTCATGAGCATCCGGAGCAAAATTCCGAATCCACCCATCGCTGTAAATGTAATTGTTTTTGACTGATAAATTGCGTATGTCTCCGCCTTCTGGTTTTGTCCTAATGCCAACCATTGCGTTTCGGATGTGACAATCAACAATTTTTACATCATAAGTAAATGGTCCAATCAAAATCCCGGCATTGCATGGGCCATCTCTTGCTCCAGTCGGTACGGTAAGATTTGTGTTGCCAGGCATTGAAGAAACAAAACAATTTTGAAACCGAACGTTTTCAAAACGATTCCCAGAACTGGAAAACAAAACAAGCCCCTGGAACCATGAAAAAGTTGTGACGCCATCAATTAGCCAGTTGCGATTAGTTCTTGTGAACCCAGATGGATGGCCGCCGACTTCAACCCCGTAACAAACATCCCAAAAATAACAATTTCTTACAACCCAATGGCTCCCGGCCCCGGACACTACAGAGCCGTCAGCTTGCATTGGATTGTTTGCAATCATCAAATTGGTTGTGCCAGCACCAAAACACTGAAGACGTTCAACCAAAACATTGTTTGCCCTTAAAAATATTACGTTGTTCTGTGCCGGGTTAAACGTGATGTCATGAATGTAATAGTTACTAGATAGCGTTATGTCGTCTGTCTGATTGTAAATAACAGTCGAAATCTGATTAGAGATCACACCATTTGTGACAATCGGGGCAACTCCAGTTCGCGGCTGTTGAATCTGAAAGCCTCCTATCTCGATTCCGTTACTGTTGGTTCCAAAGTTAAAAATGTCACCCCACCTGGAATTGGTAATAATTGTCGAAGGGCCTGACCCTAAGATTTTAACATTGCTCAAGTTGTCGGCATCAAACGCCGCTAACTGCCCCTGATCGACATACCCAGGTGAAACCTCCCACAGTCCGGGACCAATCAGCATCGTCCAATTGTTTGAACCTCTCCCGACTAAATAATTCCACGCATTTGTGGGGTGCGCGAATGGATACCCGGGAGTATTACTAGCCATTGTGTTGTCCCCCCACTTCATGGCAGCCACAACTCCAAGACTCGAAAAAATTGAAGCCAGCGTAACCTGATTCGTGCCTGCGTTAGACGTGAATGTCCCAGCATCAATCCTGGCAGTTCCGTTTGTGTTCAGCGGATTGGTGTCAAACAATAAAAGCTGCCAGCCAGGAGGAACGGAGTTAGTGGAAGGAAACTCGTAGGCATATTGGCCGCTCCTTCGGATTTGCGCCTGAAGCGGAAACGCCAAAAGCAAAAGGAATGAAATTAATCTCATGGTGTTTGGATGATCTGCCCACCGGCGCCGAGAATGCCCGCGCCACCGTGCCCAGAAACGGTTTC